TATCCAATGAGTGATGTCAACCTTGCTAAGGATATGCAGCGGTATATCAACAAAATCCGTAGCTTGATCATTGCACACGCAACTACGGCTACTAATATGAAAGTACTTATTCCTGCCGGGAGTATTGATAAGGAAGAGTTTGAACAAGAGTGGGCGAGGCCTGGCGTTGGTATTGAAGTTGACATGGATCTAGGCACTCCAGTAGTGGCTCAGCCAACTCCTCTTCCGAATGAGCTATACGCGAACGAGGCTGCGGCCAAGGCAGATATTGACCATCTAATGGGCCTTTACGAGATGATGATGGGCAATGCAGCAGCAGCTCCTCACACATATAAGGCCACCCTTGCTCTTGATGAGTTCGGTCAGCGCAAGATTGGCAGTAAGATGAAGGATGTTGAGGGCGCTATCCGCATGATGGGTAGGGTTATTATTGCAATGGCTCAGGAGCACTACACAATTAGGAAGGTGTTCCGTGTTGTTCAGCCAAATAACTCTATGAGCGAGTTTGCAATCAACAGTAGGATGTATGATGACAAATCTGGTGAGATCAAGACACTCAATGATATTAGCAAGGGTAAGTATGATCTATTTGTAAGAGCTGGAAGTACATTGCCAAGCAATCGCTATATGGAACTTGAACTCTATATGGATGCATATAGGAACCAGATTATTGACAATGTTGAAGTATTGAAGAAAACTGATGTCTTTGACACTGAAGGTGTCCTGCAACGCACCAGCTATATCCAGCAGCTTGAACAGACTGTGCAGCAGATGGATGAAAAGATTAAGACGCTTGAGGGTGATATGCAGACAAGGGATCGTGAGAATGTACACCTCAAGCAGGCGATTGAGGTAGAGAAGTTTAAAACAAGACTTAACGAAGGGAGTACATCGGCAAAGAAAGCAACACAATTGTATGAAGAAAGATTGAATGACCACTTGACTTTGACGAAAGAAATTAGTAAATTACAAAACAAGAATGGGAATACCTCTAATTAGCGAGCTTCCCTATAGGAGAAACAATGGATAATATGAACGCGAATGAGCCTCACCTCCAGACGGAGCAGGCAACCGAGAGTGATGTGATCAATGAAATTATTGGCGGTGGAAGCGATCTTGAAGCGTTTGGGATTATGACTTCCGAAGATGCGCCCTCTGAGCCTACTGATCCTACTATGGTACAGCAGCCACCTCAGCAGCAAGTGCAATCTCAGGAAGACCCGAATGACTATGTTCGTGCCCGTTATTGGCAGTCTCAAGCTGATAAGCGTCAGAATGAGCTGGAAGCCCTAAAACAGGAGCTGGAAGCTGTTAAGAATCCTCAGCGGGCTCAGCAGGAACCTGAGCATGAGAAGTTCCCAGATCCTCCGATGGAACCCCAGCGACCTCTGAACTTCAATCAGGAAGAGGCGTTCACCGACCCGTCTTCTGAGAGCGCCCAGTACATGCGTCAGATGCAGAACTATCAGACTGAAGTGATGAACTATAACATCCTGAAGACTGAGTGGGCTGCACAGCAGATGCAGATGGAGCGTGAAAACTACCGTCAGGAGGTTGAGTATCAGAGGCAGGTTGCGGAACAACAGCGGGCACGGGTAGAAGAGGATCGCCAGATTGCTACGCAGGTGATGCGTGAAAAGGGAGTTGATGCTCGCACTGCTATGCAGTTTGTGCAGACCTTCCGTGAGCCGCAGCCTACGATGGATCAGCTCTGGAATCTGTTCTTGATTCAGCAGGGCCAGACTCCTCAGGTGCAGCGGCCACAGGTTCCGGCACATATGCAGCAAATGCGTCAGGCGCAGCGAACTGTTCCACCGCTTGGCACTATGCCTAGTCAGGATCACAAAGACCTCGGTAGATCGCAAGAGGACATGATCATGGATAACATGATCGATGCTTTTAACAAGGAGAATCCGTTCTCATAAGATCTGGAGGTAATTAATGTCTACTTATTCAACTCAGCATTATAATGGTGGGGCACTGCCCTCTAGCGGGCTAACTATTAACAATGCTCGCAGGGTATTTAACTTCGGTGAGCGTATTGCCGAACTGAATCCAGTTGCAAGCCCCTTCTTTACTTACCTGAGCAAGGTGGCAAAAGCGCCCACTGATGACCCCGTGTTCAAGTTCCTTGAGCAGCGTCACCAGTGGCAGCGTCGAAACTTCAAGCTTGGTACTGGTGTGGCTGCTGCTGACTACACAGCAAATTCTACTGTGCTTAATGGCGCTACTATCCCGATTGAGAGCTACTATGACAAGTATGGTCGCACTTCCACGAGTCCGATTGGCCCGAATTGGCTAGTTGAGGGTCAGGTAGTTGCGTTCCATGACACGAATGGTACTCTGCGACATTTCCGTGTTAATGCTACGCCTACTGCTGGTGCGACACAAACTAACACGGCCATGGTCGCCCTGTTTACTGACACGACCACTACGGTAGCTTTTGCTGACAATGCGGAAGGTCAGGTTGTCGGTACTGCTTATCCCGAGGCTTCCGGTAAGCCTGACGGTTGGCAGGATCAGCTCTATGATCGTGAGGGTTATACGCAGATCTTTATGACTGCAATTGACCTGTTTAGCGGCACGAGTCAGGCAACCCGTCATCGTGGTATCAGTAATGAGTACCAGCGTGTCTGGCGCGAGAAGCTGATGGAGCACAAGATGGACATCGAGCAGGCCATGCTCTTCGGATATGGCATGAGCGATGACACTGGCTCTGGTGCGCCTAAGCGCCACACTTGGGGTATCCTGCCCTACACGGTGGACAATGGTATTACGCAGAGCTTTACCTACGCTTCTAGTGGTTATGATGACTTTATGGATTTCCTTGAGTCGTTCTTTGCCCCGGAAAGCGGTAATAGCGGCGACAAGCTGGTTCTGACATCTCGGAATATTCTGAGCTGGATGAACAAGCTTGGTAGTGGTTCTTTCTTGAACAACATTGTGAGTTCCGACACCTACCGTCTTGATGTCCAGAACATCAAGGGTTCGTTTGGCCATCAGGTTACGAAGGTTAATACGATCTTTGGTAATCTCCACATGGTGCAGGAACCGCTGTTGCGTAATGGTATGCAGGACTACGCAATCTGTGTTGATCTGAAGAATGTGAAGTATCGCCCGCTGGTTGGCAACGGTATTAGCCGTGACACCTTCATTAAGACGAATGTTCAGGACAACGATAGGGATGGTCGTCAGGATATGATTATTACTGAGGCTGGTCTTGAGATCTCGCTGCCCGAGACTCATGCTGTCCTCCAGTGGTCGTAGACTTTATATGTAATTGGTGGGGGCGGGAAACTGCCCCTACCAATATTTATTAAGGGCTGGCTATGGAAGATATAACTTATTCAGATAAGATTGCGTCAGTAATAGGGTCTATCGATAGTATAGACGACGATACTATTTCAACTGCAAAGAGAAATGCGATTAAAGATATCGTGACAAAAGTTGTATCAGCCAGACCTGATCTTGCTAATCTATTTTCTAAAACATATACTGTAACCAATAATGCTGGTTTTGATGTAAGTGACGGGTTCCCCGTCATTTCTGTCGAGCGTAACGGGTTCTCATGCAGATCTGGTAATACTGCATATCGAAAGTTTTACAGTAACCCAAATAGTATGTATTTTGCTACGTTCAATTCTCCTGTGTATGTTATATACAATACTGATTTATTTATACACCCAACGCCGACAGCAACTAGTATTGGTGAAATAAGTAAGGTTGTGGCTGGTGAAGTTACAATAGATGATTTAACTATTGATAATTTCCCTGATTTTCTGGATAGACTCTTTGTCTTAACGGCGTCTAATGAGCTGGCATTACTAAGGGTTATTGATATTAAAAATGATGCAATGGCAAAGCTTAATGAGGCGCATGAAACTATTACTGAAGTAAGCTATATTACTGGCTACCCATCTCCTCCTTCATATACACCTGAAGACATTGAGATAGCTGATCATCAATTTCCCGGTATTGACATTACAACGTTAGCTGATGGGTCAATTAACGTTCCAACTGATATGATTGATGTAACGAAATGGATAAGCACAGCGTCAAAGTTAATTGAGGCGGAAGAAGATGTTGAACTTGCCAGGGAA